ATGATTTCAAATTAAGTTTTACTAACGAGCATACAGTATATGAAAATTATATTACTGCTAAAATAAAAGAAAACGAATTTAACTTATCATATAACCCATCTTTACTTCAGACTAGCTCAAATGCTTACTCTGAAGTAAAGAACTTTGCTACTGGATCTGATTTTCAACCTTATGCAACTACACTTGGATTATATAATGATAATAATGAATTATTAATGGTTGCAAAATTTGGTCAACCTGTTCCTATCTCAACAGAAACAGATATGACCTTCCTAATACGTTATGACTCCTAAATGGTTATTATTTAAAAAACAAATTGAATCGATAGATCAATTTCCAGAAAGTACGTTTGGTTTTATTTATAAGATTACTCATATAGATACTAATAAAGTATATATTGGTAAAAAATCTTTATATCATAATAAAAAACATAAACTTACTAAAAAACAACTCGCTGAACACCCAGTTACTCGAGGCCGAAAATCAACTCATGAAGTAATTCAAGTCGAGTCTGATTGGAAAACTTATTATGGTTCATCTAAAGAATTAATCTCAGACATTAAAATATTTGGACAAGATAAATTTCTTCGTGAAATTATATATGTGGCTAAATCAAAAAAACATTTAACTTACCTTGAATTAAAAGCACAGTTTGAATATGACGTGTTAGAAATTAATTCATATAATGATAATATATTAGGTAAGTTTTTCCGTAAAGATTTGATATAGTAAATTTCCTTACCATATTCATGTTATGGAAAATCTAGTTTTAATTAGTTTATTAGAATCGGTATTAGGTAAATCAAAACCTACATCAAAAGGTAATCATTCATTTCATTGCCCTTTCTGTAATCATCAAAAACCTAAACTTGAGATTAATACATTAACTAATGAGAAAAAAGAAAACCCATGGCATTGTTGGGTATGTAATACTAAAGGTAAAACAGTTCACTCATTATTTAAAGCATTAAAAGTTGATCGTTCTAAATCAGAACAATTAGACGTTATTATTATTCCTACTAAACGTCAAGAAATAATATATGATCAAATATCATTACCTAAAGAATTTAAATCACTAAATAATTTATCAGGTTTAAGTAAAATCGAACAAATATATGCTAAACAAGCATTACATTTTCTTCATAAGCGAAATATAACAATAAATCATATTAAAAAATATAATATTGGTTTTTGTGCTGATGGTGATTATTCGAATCGAGTTATTATTCCTTCTTATGATGCTGATGGTAGATTAAATTATTTTATTGCTCGTTCGTTTGATCAAGATTCACCTCGTAAATATAAAAATCCATCAGTACAAAATAAAAATATAATTGGATTAGAATATTTTGTAAATTGGGAAGCACCAATTGTACTTGTTGAAGGTATATTTGATGCACTAACTATCCAACGTAATGTAATACCATTATTTGGTAAAGTACTCTCTGAAGCACTAATGAAAAAATTAGTATTATCAGATACAGAAAAAGTATACGTTGCTTTAGATAAAGACGCACAACGTGAAGCATTACAACACTGTCAAACATTAATGAACTATGGTAAAGAAGTTTATCTAGTTGAAATGGATGGTAAGGATGCAAATGAAATCGGATTTAAGAATTTCTTAAATATAATTGAAAACACATATCCACTAACATTTGAAAAAATAATGGGTATAAAACTAAAAATCGCATGATTGAGCAAAACTCAAATGTAATCAGAGATCCACAAATTAAACGGATTGTTGAATACACAGAAAATTCTAAACAAATAAATATTTTAGATAGTCGTTTCTACAGACGTAGTGATAAGTACTACCCATCTGTTACATCAATATTAAATTTCTTTCCTAAGAATAATTTTTTTCATTCGTGGTTAAAAGATGTCGGACATAATAGTGAAATTATTATGAGAAAAGCAGCCCACGAAGGAACACAAGTACATAATGCTATTGAAGATTTTTTAAATGGTAAAGAAATTATTTGGTTAGATGAATATGGAACAGCTAAATATCAATTAGATGTTTGGAAAATGATTTTACGATTTGCTGATTTTTGGAATACAGTAAAACCAGAATTAGTTGCTGCTGAATACCATTTATTTTCTGATGAACATGAATATGCTGGTACGGCCGATTTGATTGTGAGAATCAACAAGGAACTTTGGTTATTAGACATTAAAACATCAAATTCACTACATACATCATATGACTTACAACTCGCAGCATACGCGCAGGCTTGGAATGAAACTCATACTGAACATGTTACTCGTACTGGTATTATTTGGTTAAAAGCTAAAACACATAAAGAAGGTAAAGAGGGTCAGATGCAAGGTAAAGGATGGCAAGTTAAAATTGTAGATGATATTGAAAAGAATTTTACTATGTTTACTAAAATTCAAGATATATATAAACTTGAGAATCCAAATGCTTCTCCATATACTGAACGATTACCAACATCAGTTAAATTGAACGTAGAAAATTAATATTTATAAGTATATTATACTGTATATTAATTAATGAAAATAGCAATTTACCCAGGCGCATTTAAACCACCTCATAAAGGTCATTTCCAAGTAGTTAAACAATTAGTTGATAGAAGTGATATTTCTGAGGTGGTTATTGCTATATCTGATAAAGAACGCGGTGGTGTAACTTTAGATCAATCTTTAGATGTATGGGCTTTATATACTAATATGTTAGGTCCTAAAGTAAGAATTGTACCAATAGAAGGATCACCTGTATATTATACATTTAATCAAATAAAAAGTAATCCTGATCAAGAATTTATTGCTGTATTTGGTAAAGAAGAAAGTTCACGTTTTGCTAGTTTAGTCAATAATTCTAAAGTTGAAATATTTGATGCTGGTAATTTTGAAAATATTTCAGCTACTGATTTTAGAGATGCTATTCAATCTCGTAATTTAAAACAAGTAGGATATTTTTTACCTAACGGAATTAGTATTAAACAATTCTTTGATGCATTTACTAAAACGTATAATGGAAATCTAGAACCTACATTTGAATCACTTTATGAAAATAAATTTCCACTATTAAAAGAATTTATTGGATATTGTAGAGAATATTTAAAATTAAAATCATTACCTCCACTAAAAATGTCTTATGATCCTACAACAGCAGAATCAAGACGTTCATTTGGTGGTTATGATCCAAATAATAAAAGCATAGAATTAAGTGTAGCTAATCGTCATCAAGCAGATGTTTTTAGAACATTAGCTCATGAATTAGTTCATTACAAACAAGACATACAGAATAGATTAACTCCAGAGTCAGGCAAAACAGGACATGAACATGAAAATGAAGCTAATGCTGCCGCCGCTATTATGATGAGAAACTTCGCTCAAATGCGACCTGAAATGTTTATAGTAAAATGATAAAATTATTTAATTTATTACAAGAAATTGTTTCACCTCAACGTAAAATGATAATTTTAGCTGGAGGTGCTGGAGTTGGTAAATCTACTTTAATAGATAAAATTAAAGGATCAACCCCTGGTTTTGAAATAATTAATCCTGATAAATACATTGAGGACAAATCAAGTCCAATGTTTAATAATTTATCAGCAGCTTCAGCTCAAGTAGATGATGTTGATGTACCTAATACACTTTCTTCAGGTAAATCATTTATCTGGGATACTACAGCATCTAATGCTGCTAAATTACTTGGTGGATTATATAAACGTAAAGAAACTCCTGGATTATTAAATACTGCTTCTGATTATGATGCATTAATGATCATGGTATATGCTCATCCAATAGTATCGTTTTTAAGGAATTTTAAACGTGAACGTAAAGTACCTAAAATAGGTGTTATATCAACATGGAATAATGTATATGGTAATATTGATGCTTATAAAAACAAATTAGGTGATAATTTTGTATTATATCAAGCTCCTGATGATGAATATAAAAATGAAATTGAAGGATTTAATCAAGCAGTTCAACAAGGTAAATTATATGAATGGTTAGAAGAATTAACCAGTACAAATCCAGAACAATTTGTATCTACTTTTCGCAAAACTCAAGATATACCTTTATCACCTGAAGAACAAGCTAAAAAAGATAAAGCTACTGAAAAATCAAGAGAACAATTTAAACAATTAGTATCTCAATTAGAACGTGAATTTATTACTATAGATAAAAAAATTAAAGATTCCGTTTTATCTGAACCGGAACTTATATCTAAAGTAAAATCATTCGTAAATCAACCTTCTAAATTAAATGAGCAACAACAACAATATAAATTATATTGTGATATGGATGGTGTTATTGTTGATTTTGAACGTGGATATAATGATTTAACAGGACGTAAAGCACCTGGTTTTAGTTCACCTTATAATAAAACTGAATTTTGGTCTTCAATCGATAAAGCCGGTGCTAAATTTTGGGCTGAATTAAATTGGATGCCAGATGGAGAACAATTATGGAGTTATATTAAACAATTTAATCCTAAACTATTAACAGCACCATCAATGGATCCATCATCTAAAGAAGGTAAATTACAATGGGTTAATAAATATATTCCAGGCATTAAAATAATATTTAAACAAGCAAAATTTAAACAAGATTTAGCTGAACCGAATGCAATATTAATCGACGATAGAGAAGATAATATTGAACGTTGGATTAAAGCAGGTGGTATTGGTATTCATCATATATCTACAGCATCAACAATAAAACAATTAAAACAATTAGGGTTATAATATGTCAAGAGAAACACTATTACAAAAAGAGTTTACTAAACGAGACGTACAACGTATTCGTAATTTAGTATCTGGTAAACAAGGAGATGCTACTCAAACTCAAGTAGGATATACTACTAAATATATTGATAGAAATGAAGGAGATGTTTGGGAAGAATTTGGTAAAAAATGGACTATCAAAAATGGTATTAAAATAAGTGTTACTAAATTAGATAGAGCTAAACTTCATGCTCATACTCCTCTTTTATGTCCTACGTGTTCTAAACCAATGAAAAATGAACATGATAAAAAAATGTTTAGAATCCATCAAACTTGTTTTGATTGTGTTATTAAAATGGAAACACGATTAAAAATAGAAGGTAAATACCAAGAATATGAAGATAAAATAATTAAATCTAATGCTAATTTCATGTTAGATGAATTTGTAAATGGATTTGATGATTTTTTAAATTCATTTGATTCTACAGGAATAGTAACTGAACAAGGCGATATTGAAGATTGGCATGTTAAAGCTTTGGATAAACAGAAAATACGCGAACAAGTATTAAAAGACATAGAAGAAACAAAGGCTAAACTGAATTCATAATATTTATGGTCATAACATTTTTATCACTTCTTAATAAAATGCATCAATCAACTGAGCTAAATGCTGCCGGGGTAGCAACAACTTGTATAGCATTATTTAATAGCTTCTTTTCTATGTTAAATCCTGTACTTACTGGTATTTTCTATATACTATCCATTGGATGGTTAGGAGTACAGATTTATTATAAGATAAAACGCGGAGGAAAATAAATAATTTAAGTTATGATTAAATTAATTAATATATTAAGTGAAGTATCTGAGGTATCACCTCCATACATGTACTCACCTGTAGGTTTTGGATGTCACGTATGTAAATTTTATTATAAACAAGACGATAAACATATGTGTTCAAGTACAAACTATCAAGAACATATGGGTACTGCTGAATTAATAGATAACGAAGGTAATCAAATTCAAGATCCATCTAAATGGTGTTCAAATTGGTTTTTACCTAAACAAGAAGATAATGGATCAAAATAAAATAAAATCTATAATCGAACAGGTTATAACAGAAAAAAAATTATGTCCTAAAGGTAAAGCATATTATAATCGTCGTATAGCTGCTGGTGAAGTACCATCAGCTTATCTTTCTGGTCGTGCTGTTAAAGTATGTAAAGGATTGATGGAGGGTGATGAAGAAATGGTTGATTGTGAAGAATGTGGATGGGAATGGAAATTAAAAGATGGAGGTAAAGAACCATTCGTTTGTCATAAATGCGGACATGATAATGTTGAAAAATATGATATGAATGAATCCCTTCGTGATTGGTTTAAAAAAGAAGATTGGGTTCGAATCGATACTCAAGGTAATATAACAGGTGATTGTGGTACAATGAAAAAAGGACAAGCAACAACTCGTTGTTTACCTCGTGCAAAAGCAAATTCATTATCAAAAGCTGAACGTGCTGCTACGTCTCGTAAAAAAGCGGCTGCTGATCGTGAAGGCGATCGTGTAGTTCCGAATACAGATAAAGCAAAAGTACGTTTAGAAAGTAAATCTCCATTATTATGGATTCCTATTTTACGAGCAGAAAATGAAGAAATAGAACGTACAGCAGATGAATTAGGTTTACCATACGATGTAGTTTATAATTCATTATCAAGCGGTAAAGAAGTTACTTTAACTGATGAAATATGGTCACGTTTAGAAAATACTGACTCATACGATATAAATTCCGAGGAAGAAGCGATAGAATTAGCGCGTCACTACGGTAAAGATTATCAAAGCATAATGTCTGCCGAAAAAACTCCTCCCGCGTTAATACTGCAATATTCTCCGAATAAATATTATTTAATAGGTGGTAATACTCGTTTAATGTTTGCTAGAGCAAAAGGAATAAATCCACAAGTAATTATGGGAACTATTGAACCTACAAATAAATATGCTTATCAAGATGTAAACGATATTGGATCTGATTTAAATGAAGATTGTGGATGTAATGGTCCTAAATTAATATTAAAAGAAGGACAAAATACACCTGTATTATCTGAAGGATTAAAATATCATATTGCTGAAGGTAAACAATTAATTCATAATATATATCGTCCATTATCTAAACAATATTTTGCTTTATTTAATGAAGCACGTGAATTATATAATAAAGGATTATTATCAGTAACTGAAGATGATATTGAAATATTAGAATCAAATATAGGTGAATTTTTTACTTATAATGAAATTGAATATCCACTCGATTATATTTTAACTGAAGAAGAATTAGTTGCTGAAGCAGATAAAAAGAAAATACCTCCAATTGGAAAACCAAAACGTGGTGGGTCTAAAAAATTCTATGTTTATGTTCGTAAACCAGGTGGTGGAGTTAAAAAAGTATCATTTGGTGATACAACTGGATTAAGAGCTAAACTAAATAATCCTCAAGCACGTAGAGCATTTGCTGCACGTCATGATTGTAAAAATAAAACAGATAGAACTAAAGCTTCTTATTGGTCATGTCGTTTACCTCGATATGCTAAATTATTAGGTTTTAAAACAACATTTAGTGGATTCTGGTAAACCATATATTGATTCAGAAATAACAGAAGAATACGTTATAAGAGAGTTCGATGAGAATGTAGATCCCATCGAACTTCTCTGGCATCGTGATAATGAACATAGAACATTATATCTCCAGGGTAAAACTGATTGGAAAATTCAATTAGAGGATGAATTACCTACTACGTTTACTCCTCCAATATTTATACCAAAACACAAATACCATCGTTTAATTAAAGGAACAGGTAAGTTACGACTAAAAATTTATAAATTTTAATGTTATGATTACTAAATCAAATTTCTTTATTATTATTATATTGGTGTTAATAGGTGTAATTGTTGTTCAACAGTGTACGTCTGGAGGAGATAGCGATAAACCATTAGTAAACGTGGATGGTAAAAACTATGAATTGTTAAAACATAAAATCGATACTGTTGTTATAGATCGCTTTAAAACTAAATACGTTAAAGGTTCAGATATATATCATGAAACTATAGTTGAAAAAGAAAAACGTGTTGAAGTACCTGTTTATTTAAAAGGCGATACTATTAGAATAGTACAAGAATACAATAAAAAAGTATTATATAAAGACAAATTAGTGTTAGATAATAATTTAGGTATTATTGAATTAACTGATACTATATCGATGAATAAAATTATTGGTCGTAAATGGAGTGCTCAAATTAAAGAACGTACTATAACCGATACTAAAATAGTAAAAGAATTACCTCGTAACCAAGTATATGCTGGTATATCAGGTATAGTTGGAAATCAAAATGTATTAGTAGGTCCACAAATATCACTGAAGACGAAAAAAGACAATATTTATGGTCTGAACATATATGTTGACAACAATTTAAATAAATATATTGGAGTTAACTTAGCTTGGAAAATAAAACTTAAAAAATAATGACTCAGAAAGAACAATTGCGTATCATGGTTAAACAAATGATCGCAGAATCAATGTCCGATCGTATTGCTAAAATTCATGAAGCAGGCGATATTGCTGCAAACGAAGCTAAAATGGTTAAAATTGACCAAGAAGCTAAAAAAGCAAATAGTGTAAAAGAATTAATGAATAAAGTTAACCTATCTCATTACATTGGTGAAAAATTAGCATCTAAAGTAATGGAAGAGATGGATAAATCAATACAAGAATATGAAGGTGCTCGATTGGAACTTGAGGAAAAAATGTCTGGACCTAAAGACGATAATAAAAAAGGTAAGAAAAAAGGTGGAAAGGATGCTAAAAAAGCAGACAAAGAAGATAAATCCGACGAAGATAAAGAAGAAGTTTTAGAAGTTGATATTGACGCTGCTCAATTATAATAATGACTAAAAAAGAATTAGCAGATAAGGTTAGAGCAGCTGCTCGTAACATCGCGTCTCGGGCTGATATGCCTGAGACCGATACACCTATGTCATTTAAATATTCTGAAATGTTGTATAAGTTTCCTAAATTAGAGGAAACATTAGTTAGATTATTATCTAATGAATTTACATCGTTTATAGAAAACATTGAATGGGTTGCTCCTCGTCCTACTACATTTAAAGTTATATTAAAGAATTTTAATCAATTCTATTTAATATGGAATGGAGATGAATTTACTGCTCGTGTAGCAGGTACTCAATATAATTTAGCATCTGTAGGAAATGAAGAACGTGCTATCAAAGCTATTCAAGAATTATTAATTACAGGTCCTATTAATCCTGATAAAGGAGCTGCTACTCCATCTCAGAATTTAACTCCTGCTGAAGAAACACCTGAAGAAACTCCAGTAGAAACACCTGCAGAAGCATAATGAATGTTATAACTAAGTTTTTAGACCAATACTCGTATCGTTTTTCCAAAGGATATCCTGATTTAACTGATCCCGCAGATAAAAAATTATTACGGGAACTTTTATCTGAAATAGGTATTAATGAAGCTGAGGAAAATAAATCTTCCTCATTTGATGCTTTACTTAAATCAAAAACTAGTTTAAGAGAAGAAACAAAAAATAAATTATCTTCAGCTTTATCAGATGATGAAAAACAAAAGATAGTTAGTAATGCTTCAAACGATATTATAAAAACTATCTCGTTTTTAAATAGCAATCCTGAAATTATTAAAAATACATTTGATATTAAAGAAGGTGATATGGGTAGAGGTGAAGTAACCTTAATCATAGCCTCTTTAGATGGTCAAAAAATTGCTAAAAAAGGCGAATTAGGTGATGTTAATGTTGGGGGTAAATCATATGAATTAAAAGAAGCAAATGATAAACTTCCTATTAGAGCTGGAGGTACATTTAGAAGTCCTGTTACTGCTTTAACAACAACATTATGGCTTCTTAAAGATGAAATATTTGACGGAGAAAATAAAGAAAAATATAGAGAATTATTAGGTGATGATTTATTTAGACGGTGGCAAGAATTTGGTAAAAAAGTTAAAGGCGATCAAAATAATAAACAAGTAAACTGGACATCATTTGGTAAAAAACAATTACCTCAATTAAAATCTTTTTTATCTGATTTGAGAACTAAATTTATTGAAATATCATCTTCAGATAAATTAAAACCAGAGTTTACAGTTGGTAATAAAGCATTCGATATATCTCCTGAAGATTTAGAAAAAATACAAAAAGCAGATATTAATCAAAGTATTTCTATATCAGGTAAAATAATTCCTGCTGCTGGTGATTATGAAGAAATTCAACGTTTTAGAGGTGTTATTAAAACTTTATTAGGTAGAAATATATTTAATTTAAATGGTGATGAAATAGATGATGATATTAAAAAATCATTTATTGAAGAATTAGATGGTGGGTTAGTAATGGTAAGTGATAGTAAATTTGAATTAGTAACTGAAGATGAATTCATCAGAACTTTTGATTTTATAGGAATTACACAAGGTAATAGACCTCAATTCTCACCTAAAGGAGTAGAAACTATAGACGAAGAGTACGAATTTTAAAAACATACAGAACGATTCATAGCCGTTCGACTTAATATTAAAAATGGATCTGTGGCCCAATCGTAAGATTGGGCCTTTCCTAATTACATTTAAAAGCAATTTAAAATTTATTATGGACAAAAAAATTATAATCGTAGGTGCTGGAGTAGCGGGTATTAACGCGGCTACTAAATTAGTGGATAATGGATATCCTGGTGAATTAATCAGAATCATTGATAAAGGAAATGATCCACACAATCGTTTACCTGAAGAAGTAATGACAGGTATGTTAGGTGCTGGTGGATGGTCAGATGGTAAGTTAACTTATCATACTGAAATCGGTGGTCAATTATCAAAATATTGTGGTGATGAGAAGGCAATGAGTCTGATGAAACAAGTAGTAGATAACTTTACTCGTTTTCATCCTAAACCAGACGAAATATTTATGTCTGATCCTATTGCTGAACCTGAATTTATCAAACCATATTTTGGATTACGTTTATTTCCAGTATGGCATATTGGCTCAAATTATTTACATGAGATTGCTAAAAACTGGTATTCATTTTTATTAGATAAAGGTGTTAAATTTGAGTGGAATCATACAGTAACTAAGATTGATTTTCAATATAATCAAGTATATGCAAAATCTACAAATCCTCCTCTTAGGGCGTTTATTAAGGATTATGATGAATTAATATTTGCAGTAGGTAAATCAGGTATTGACTTTGCTCAGAAATTAGCAGACGATTACCAATTACCTAATGAACCTAAATCAGTACAAATCGGTGTTCGATTTGAAGCACCACAAAAATATTTTCAAAAATTAATCGATATCAGCTATGATTTCAAACTTTATCAGAAATTCGATAACGTATCTCTTCGTAGTTTCTGCACTAACAATAACGCTGCTTATGTGGCCGTTGAGGAAACTTATGGTGATGTTACTTACAATGGTCATGCGAAAAAAGGGGAACAATTCCGGAACAATATGACTAACTTTGGTATCCTAATGGAAATTAAGGGTATCGAAGATCCATTTGCTTGGAGTAGAAATGTAGTACAAACCCTACAAAAACACGGAACTGGATTGTATTATTCACCATCTAGAACTCCATCTACAACATCAGAAGGTAATGATGTATCAGCTACTCGAATTAGTTTAGATACACTTGCTCATGTAGTTGAACCTGCACTTGATGGATATTTTAAATATATTTGGGATTTTATTCAAGATATGAAACAAGTATTCCCTGAAATGGGTGATGATTGGGGAATGTACATTCCTGAAGTTAAGTACTTATCACCTGAACCATTAGTTAATTACCATGATTTATCATTGAATGATTATCCTAATGTACACTTTGTAGGTGATGCATTATCAGCTCGTGGAATTACAGTATCAGGCGCACATGGTATTTATGTTGCTGAAAAGCTTATTCAAAGAGATATATTAGAACAAATAACAGGAATAGAGTAAAATATTTGTTTCTTAATTATATTTATATTAAACAAACATTAATATTATGAAATCAGAAAGACGGGGTAGACCCAAAAATCGTGAAACGTTAATTACTGAAGGTGTGATCCAACCACAAAAACGTAAGTATACTCGTGAATTTAATCATGCAGATGGTACGAGAGATGTATGGACATACGATCTAGACAAAAACCCATCCGGACCTATATCGGTAGAATGTTTTTATCCTAAGGGATATAATCATATTCTTGATTATACTCATAGAGATAATCATTGGATTCCTGTTGCTCATAGAACATATATTAATCCAAAGAATGGTAAAGAAGTTAGTCACAACAAAGCAGTTAAATTAGGGTTAGCACGATGAAAATAGGTTTAGCAGGTACAATGTCTGTAGGTAAAACTACATTGGTTAAAGCATTATTAGAATTAGATGAGTTTAAGGATTATACTGGGTGTGTTGAACGATCTAAATATTTAAGTGATTTAGGTATCCCATTAAATACTGACTCTAGTGTTAAAGGTCAGTTGGTTTTTATTGCTGAACGTGCGAGTGAATTATTTAATGATAATCTATTAACTGACAGAACAGTATATGATGTTTGTGCATTTACTAAAGAAGCTAAGTCGATTAAATCTAATGAAAAAGAGATATTATTTGACGCGGCTATGTTGTTGGCTAAGCAATACGATATTATTTTTTATGTATCGCCCGAGGGTGTAGATATAGAAAATAATGGTATTAGAGAAACAGATCCTGAATATCGGGATAGGATAGATAAATCTATTAAATGGTTTTTACAGACATATAAACCAAAACGTGTTGTTGATATTAAAGGTAGTAC